AGTTTATTCAATACCATCAATACCCGGTGGCGGCGGCGGTGGAGGAAGTGGAGGAAATAACGGAAGTGACGGATATGGATCGTGTTTCGGTTCAAAATCTGGTGTTAGTACTTGGCCTTGGTACGGTGGTGATGGCGGCGCTTACGGTGGTGGCGGAGGCGGCAAAGGCTTTGCTTATGGTGTAGGTTATTGCTGTTGTTCGGGTACTTATTACCAATACTTTGCAGGTTACGGAACATCTGGTGGTGCTGGTGGCAGTGGTTTTGTCCGTATAGTTTGGCCGGGTTCTACTCGTACATATCCATCAACTTGTGTAGGAAGTCCATAATCTCCTGTTGAATAAATAGGTTATAATAGGAGATTCTCGCATGGCTTCAGCACCAATTTTAAACAGACAAGACTTTACGAATTATTGTTTACGTAGATTGGGTGCGCCAGTCATTGATATCAACGTTGACGAAGACCAAGTGTCTGACCGTATTGATGATGCAATACAATACTGGCAAGATTACCATTTTGATGGCGCACAAAAGTTTTATTGGATTCATTATGTCACTGGCGCAGATATTGCCAATCAATACCTAGATGCCTCACAAGCTGTGGACCAAAATGGTAACAACGTAAACATCCTTGGTATTACTCGTATCTTTCCATTGACAGATTCTCAGGCAACCATCAATATGTTTGACCTAAGATACCAACTCCGCCTAAATGAGTTGTATGACTTCACATCTGCATCCTACATCAATTACACATTGACTCAACAACACTTGCGTTCTTTGGAACTCCAGTTCACTGGTGAAGTTCCTATTCGTTTTGTGCGTAATATGCAAAGACTCTACATCGATTGGGCATGGGGTGCAGGATACGAAGTAAGTCCAGGCCAAGTTGTGGTGTCTGAATGTTATGGTGCAATAGATCCTAACACTTATCCTAATGTTTGGAATGACCGTTGGTTGAAAGAATATGCCACAGCTCTCATTAAGAGGACTTGGGGTGAGAATATGAAAAAATTTGGTGGTCTACAATTGCCAGGTGGTGTTACATTAAATGGTAAAGAAACCTATGATGAAGCTATGGGTGAGATTGCCAGACTAGAAAAAGATATGATAGACAACTACGGTGGTCCACTAGAATGGTTCTTGAACTAATATGGCAACAAGTAACTATTTTAATCTGTATGGTTCTAGGCCAGACCAGAAAATCATCGAGGACTTGATAGTAGAATCCATAAAGATTATGGGTTTTGACTCATATTACCTTCCTAATGATAATGATGCAGCTCGTGACCTTCTTTATGGTGAAGATCCAACTAAGAAGTTTAACACAGCATTTCCATTAGAAATGTATCTCTCTAATGCCACAGAATACGGTGGCGATAAAGAGATGTTCACAAAATTTGGACTAGAGATTCGAAACCAAGTTTCTGTGATTGTATCTAAAAGAACATTTAGCCAAAGAGTACCACAAAATACATTTCAAAGGCCACGTGAAGGTGATTTGATATATGTTCCGTTTCTTAATGGTCTAGGTGAGTTGTATGAGATTAAGTTTGTCAATCAGACTAAAGACTTTTTTCAATTAGGTAGAAAACTACCATACTTCTATGAACTAGATTTGGAAAAATTCAAGTATTCACAAGAGGTTATTTCCACTGGTATACCAGACATCGATGTTGTTGTTTACGATTCTGGTTATACATTGCATTTAAATACTGGTGTTGGTTCAGGTACATATACACTACAAGAAATGGTGTTTCAATCTCCTGATAATACATATGCAAATGCAACAGCAGTGGCCACAATTCAATCGTGGGTACCATCAGCACATCAAATGGCAGTAACAAATATTGCAGGTACATTTGTTGATGGTCAAGTTGCAATTGGACAAAAGAGTGGCGCAAGTTACATTGTTTCTTCATATGATCCACTAGAAGTACCAGCAGTCAAAGAAACATATGATAATAGTTTGATTCGTGGTTCTGCATCAGGCATATTGGATATTACAGAATCTAATCCTTTAGGTGGTATATAATGTCTAATACCACTTACAATAGAATGATTCGTAAAATAACAGTTGCATTTGGTAACTTGTTTGATAACATCACATTGGTTCGTTATAATCCAGATGAAACAGAACAAGAGCGTTTTGTTGTTCCTTTAGATTATGCAACAAAAGAATTATATGTTGTTCGTTTGCAACAAGATCCACATTTAGATAAAAAGATTCAGATGGCATTGCCACGTATGTCATATGAAATGAATGGCATATCTTATGATGCAAGTCGTAAGCAAATCACAAACATGCAGAACTTTGCAGCTGCAGGATCTGGTTTTCTTTCACAGTACATGCCTGTGCCATACAATTTTGATTTTAGTTTGTACCTTTATGTTCGTAACATTGAAGACGGTAATCAAATCATAGAACATATATTGCCATATTTCGCACCAGATTATACAATCAAAGTCAATATGATTCCTGAAATGGGAATTGTAAAAGAAGTTCCTATCATCCTAAATAATACAACTTATGAAGTAACCTATGAAGGTGACAGGGATTCAGATACAAGAATGGTTATTTGGACTTTGAACTTCACAGTCAAAGGCTTCATTTTTGGTGGTACTTCAAGTGTTGGTTTAGTTGAAACATCTATTACGAATATATACAATAATCCAAATCAAGCAAACAATGTGTTATTTGAAATGGCTTCCACAGGATTAGGTGAATATAGAATTGGTGAACTTGCATATCAAGGAACTTCTGCGGCATTAGCAACTGCTTCTGGTCAAGTTGTGACTTGGGATAAAGTTGAGAAGACATTAGTTCTTTCAAAACTATCAGGTAATTTTGTTTCTAATAAAAACATTGTTGGCCAAAATTCAAATGCAAGTTGGAAGTTTTTGACGTATCAAGTTATACCACAAGAACTAGCAAAGATTACTATTTCTCCAACATATGCAAATGTCAATGAGGATTTATTAACGGAAACTGCTTTAGATCCAGTTGCAGAGGATTTGTCAACAGATGTTGGTGTAGAAGATTTGTCAACTGAAACAGCTAACACAGGTTCATTTACATTCAACACAGTTATAACAGAAACTCCGAATATTTAAAGGTTAAAAAATGTCAAAGACGCTACAATTTAGAAGATATACAACAAGTAACCTTGCCAGTATTACTGGTGCTTCTGGTGAATTGATTGTTGATACCACACAAAACACGATTACAATACATGATGGTTCAACTGCCGGAGGTTGGGGTGCAGCTTCTAACACTTATGTTAATTCAGTATTTTCTGTTGTTGCTGGAGTTAATACAACACAAAATACTAATATTCAATCAGCATGGACTGCGGCTAATAATGCAGTTATAAAACCACAGAATCCAGAAAGTACTAATTATGTACTGCAATTATCTGATGTTGGCAAATACATTTATTATACCAATTCATCAAATGTAAACTTGTATATTCCAACAACTGCAAACGTTGCGTTTTCTAATGGCAGTACCATCACTATTGTTTCACATACATCAACCGCAAATATTGTTGTGACTCCAAATACTGGCGTATCTTTGTATGCAGCCGGAAATTCAACTTCAGGTAGTCATAATGTAACATCTTATGGTGTTGTGACATTGTTTGCTGCGGCCGCAAATACTTGGTACATTCACGGTACAGGTCTTAATTAAACTATAAGATTGTTATGAACAACTTTGACAAAAATATGGAAGAAATCTTTGATGTGACCACAAAAGTGGTTGCACCTCCGCCTGCGGTCAAAAAAGAAACTTTGCCTGCGGTAAAGGTTGATGAAGCAGAACTTGAAGAAGACTTAGCTGATGCATACGAACAAACTAAATCTAACCTACAAGATTTGATAGACCAAGGCAAATCTGCCATGGGTGAAATATTAGAGATTGCAAAAGCAGGCCAACATCCTCGTGCATTTGAGGTGTATGGTACACTGCTGAAGAATGTGGTAGATGCCAACAAAGAACTTCTTGCAGTACAAAAACAAATGCGTGATATGGATAAAAAAAACGCACCATCAGGAACTACAACAATCGACAAAGCCATTTTTGTTGGATCAACTTCAGAGTTAAGTAAGTTCATCAAAAGTAACAAAGAATGATAGATTCAAAAGACAGTTATCGTGACAACCCGCTTCTTAAAAAAGCAGGCGTACAAATCAAATACTCACAAGAACAGGTTGAAGAATTTTTGAAATGTGCAAAAGATCCAGTTTATTTTGCACAACACTACATCAAGATTGTTAACGTTGACCGCGGTTTGATGCCATTTGAGATGTGGCCATTCCAAAAAGAAATGATTAAGTTATTTCATGATAACCGTTTCGTCATCACAAAATGTCCACGTCAGGTTGGTAAAACTACCACTTCTGTGGCCTATCTTCTTTGGTTAACATTATTCTCAGACTCACAAAACATTGCCGTTTTGGCCAACAAAGGTTCACTTGCACGGGATATTTTGGCCAAATACCAACTGGCATATGAAAATCTTCCAATGTGGTTGCAACAAGGGATCATCACCTGGAACAAAGGTAATGTAGAACTAGAGAATGGTTCTAAAATTATGGCCGCATCAACCTCGTCATCCGCAGTTCGTGGAGGATCATTTAACTGTGTATTCTTAGATGAGTTTGCGTTCGTGCCTGCAAATATTGCCGAGGAGTTCTTTAACTCAGTCTATCCTGTTATCTCTTCTGGTAAATCCACAAAGATTATTATTGTGTCTACACCTAATGGTATGAATATGTTCTATAAGTTGTGGATGGATGCCATTGGTAACAAGAATGGATATAAACCATTTGAGATTCATTGGTCTATGGTACCTGGTCGTGATGAGGCCTGGAAATATGAAACAATTCGTAACACATCCGAAGAACAATTCAGACAAGAGTTTGAATGTGAATTCTTAGGTTCTACAAATACGTTGATTTCAGGCCAAAAATTACAACAATTGGTCTACCATGATCCAGTTTACCAACACGATAAAGTTAAAATCTATCACCAACCAGTCAAAGAAACTGATGGTGAAGGCAAAACAGACCATCTATATGCAATTTGTGTTGATGTATCCGAAGGTAAAAACATGGATTGCTCAGCATTCTCCGTGTTTGATATATCGGAAATGCCATATAAACAGGTGGCCACGTACCATAGTTCGTCTATTAGTCCTGTTTTGTTCCCTACCATCATCTATAATGCAGCTAGAATGTACAACAATGCATACGTTCTAGTCGAAATCAACAATACACCTCAGGTGGCCGACACCCTACATAATGAGTTAGAGTACGAAAACTTGTGGAAAGTGTTTACAGGTAACAAGAAACCACAACAATTGTCGGCTGGTTTTGCTCGTGGTGTGCAAATGGGACTTAAAATGTCTCCACAAGTGAAACGAATTGGTTGTTCCAATCTAAAAATGTTGATTGAAGGTGATAAACTCATCGTCAATGACTTTGATACCGTATCGGAATTGACCACATTTGTCGCACAAAAGAACACATTCATGGCAGAAGAAGGTGCGAATGACGATTTGGTGATGACAATGGTCATCTTTGCATGGGCAACAACTCAAAAATACTTTAAAGAGATTGTAAGCCATGACATTCGTAAGCAATTACAGTTGGAACAGATGAATCAGGTCGATGATGAAACGTTACCTGCACCTATTATTGAAAACGGAATGACAACAAACCTTGAATTAATCGATGGCGATTTATGGGATGCAACACCTGGAGGTGACACATATGGTTCTTTTATACGAGACATGATGAGAAACTTATAAAAATGGTGATTCATAAATACACTTATGGTATTCAAGTGCCAAAACTCATAATAATTCAAGGAGAAGAAAAAAATGGCAAATCTATTATCTCCAGGCGTAAGTGTAAACGAAGTTAATCTAACTACCGTTGTGCCTTCCGTTCTGACAACAGCAGGAGCTTATGCAGGACCATTCGCATGGGGTCCAGCTTCTACAATTATTCCAGTATCCACAGAATCAATCTTAGTAAACACATTTGGTAAGCCTGACAGCAATACATATGCTTCTTTCTTCACCGCAGCTTCTTTCTTGGCATATGGCAATAATTTGCAAGTTGTTCGTGCTGCTAACTCTGCAAGCTACAATGCTACTGCAAATGCTACTGCACAGACTCAAATTGTAAACTCAAACGTATTCCAATACAATTACTTGCCATCAGGTGCATCAAACGCTTTGGGTGCTTTTGCTGCTCGTTATCCTGGTGCTCTAGGTAATTCAATCACAGTTTCTGTAATTGATGCAGGCGCCAATGCATCTCAATATGCATCATGGAATGTGGCACTTTATAACTCTGCTAATACAAATTATGCAAGTACATCGTTGGCAGGTTATTTCAACAGTCAACCAGGTACAAGTTATTCAACCAGTCAATTAGGTGGTGCAAACGACCAAATCCATATTGCGGTTGTTGATACAGGCGGTTTGTTTACTGGTACAAAAGGTACTGTTCTAGAAACTTTTGCATATTTGTCAAAGGCTTCTGACTCTGTTGATTCTTCTGGCCAGTCAAACTACTACAAAAATGCTATTTTCAATCAATCAAAATACATTTATGCAGTTGATCCAGTAAATTATTCTTCTACGAATGCCACATGGGGCAAACCAATGGCAAACACTTCGTATGCAACTTTAGCAGGTTCATACACATTTACATTGGCTTCTGGTACAGATGCAACAATTACTGATTCAGATATCATTAATGCACAAAATCTATTCTCAGATTCAGCACAAACAGCAATTTCTTTGTTGATGACTGGTCCATATACAAGTGTTGCAGTACAAACAAATGCAATTGGTATTGCTTCCACACGTAAAGATGCAGTTGCGTTCGTTTCTCCACCACAAACAGCAGTTGTTAACAACTCTGGTAGTGAACAAACTAGTGTATTGTCTTGGATGTCTGGTCTATCTTCAGTAACTGGTGGTCCATCAGGTTCATACGGATTTGCAGATTCTGGTTGGAAATACATGTTCGACCGTTATAACAACACATACCGTTGGGTTCCATTGAATGGTGATATTGCTGGTCTATGTGCATACACAGACGTAGCAAACAATCCATGGTGGTCTCCTGCAGGTTATAATCGTGGTGTTATTAAGAACGTCATCAAATTGGCATGGAATCCATCACAAGGTAATCGTGATGCATTGTATCAAGTTGCAGTTAATCCTGTTGCTTCTTTCCCAGGCCAAGGCACAGTATTGTTTGGTGACAAGACAATGCAAACACAACCTTCTGCATTTGATAGAATCAATGTTCGTAGATTGTTTATTACACTTGAACAAGCTATTAAGAAGGCTGCACAATACTCATTGTTTGAATTCAATGATGCATTTACACAGGCACAGTTTGTTTCTTTAGTAACTCCATTCTTACGCAATATTCAAGGTCAACGTGGTATTACTGCATTCCAAGTTGTGTGCGATAATACAAACAATACTCCACAGGTCATTAATTCTAACCAATTTGTTGGTGACATTTATATTCAACCTGCTCGTTCTATTAACTTTATCCAGTTGAATTTTGTTGCGGTTGGCACAGGTGTTAATTTCTCAACGATTACCACTACAACAGCCTAATAAATAACAACAAATAGGAGAAAAAAATGGCTTTTCAAATTAGCGATTTCACAACACGCCTGACAGGAGATGGTGCTCGCCCAAATCTATTTCAGGTGAGTATACCAAATATTCCAACTGCACTAAATGCACCGGGTGCAAATCCTGCAGCATCTAATCCAGCAACAACATTGTCTTTTTTGGCAAAATCTGCTCAACTACCAGGTTCTACATTGGGTACAGTTCCAATGTATTACTTTGGTCGTGAAGTGAAGTTTGCAGGCAATAGAACATTTGCTGACTGGACTATCACAGTTGTTAACGATGAAAACTTCTTAATTCGCAATTCAATTGAAGTGTGGATGAACTTCATCAATAGTAATCAAGGTAATGTGCGTGGTACAGGTGTGCAATCTAACAACTTCAACACAACGCAAGCATTAGGTTATACATCAGATGCTCACGTTTACCAATATGCAAAAACTGGCGGCCAAGACGGAGTTGCTGGTGCAATTAAAGCATATGACTTTGTTGGTTTGTTTCCAGTAGATTTGTCTCCAATCGATTTAGATTGGGGTTCAAATGATACTATTGAAGAGTTTACTGTGACGTTTGCGTACCAATACTGGACATCAACAAGCACAACAGCAACTACTTCTTAATTTTATATTTCTTAGGGGGCTTCGGCCCCCATATGTGTTTGTGAATTGAAACGGAAAAAAATGGCAAATAAATTCTCATTATTTGGTTTTACCATCTCCAAGGATGAAGACCAACAAGAAACCCAACAATCATTTACCCCTCCGGCAAATGATGATGGTGCATTAACGATTACATCTGCCGCATATTATGGTACATATGTTGACTTAGATGGCACTGCCAAGAATGAAGTTGAATTAATTTCACGTTATCGTGAAATGGCCATGCAACCAGAAATTGAATCGGCCATTGATGATATTGTGAATGAAGCCATTTGCCAGGACGATGATGGCAAGATTATTCAAATCATTTTAGACGATTTGGAACAGCCAGAGAAGATTAAAAAGGCTATCAAAGAAGAATTTCATACCGTTTTGCGCCTGTTGAACTATACAAACATGGCACAAGATGTGTTCCGTAGATACTACATCGATGGTAAATTGTTTTACCATATCATTATTGACCGTGAGAATCCTACACTAGGCATTCGTGAGTTGAGGTATGTTGACCCACGTAAACTCCGTAAAGTCCGTGAAGTAAAGAAACAAAAAGATGAGCGTACAGGCGTTGAAGTTGTTAACACAGTCAATGAATACTATATCTTTAATGACAAAGTAACAACAGGAAGTTCTACAAATTATGGTCCAGTTGGAACTCGCATTACAACCGACTCTATTATTTCAGTCGTATCTGGCCTTATGGATTCTCGTAGAGCTGTTGTTTTGTCTTATCTTCATAAGGCTATTAAACCTCTAAATCAGTTGCGTATGATTGAAGATGCGACAGTTATCTATCGTATTTCTCGTGCACCTGAAAGACGTATATTCTATATTGACGTTGGTAATTTGCCTAAATTAAAGGCAGAACAATACCTCCGTGACATTATGGTCAAGTACAAGAACAAGTTGGTCTATGATGCCAATACAGGTGAGGTCAGAGATGACCGTAAATTCTTGTCTATGATGGAAGACTTCTGGTTACCACGTAGAGAAGGTGGTAAAGGTACAGAGATTACAACACTACCAGGTGGACAGAACTTAGGTGAGTTGGAAGACGTTAAGTATTTTGAAAAGAAACTATATAAGTCGTTGAACGTTCCAGTCTCTAGGCTTGATCCTAATCAATCTGGTTTTTCTTTGGGTCGTGTAGGTGAGATTACTCGTGATGAGTTGAAGTTTGCTAAGTTTGTTGGTCGTATGAGAGCTAAGTTCTCCGACCTATTTGACCAAGCTCTGCGTGTACAATGTGTACTTAAAGGCATTTGTACAGACGAAGAATGGAATCGATTCAAAGAACACATTCACTATAACTTCATCAAAGACAACAACTTTACCGAGTTGAAAGAGGCAGAGTTGATGACTAACAGGCTCCAATTGTTGGCATCTGTTGATCCATATACAGGTCGTTATTTCTCACAGGCATGGATCCAACGTAACGTATTGCGCTTGAATGATGATGAGATTGCAGTCATGCAAGAAGAGATTGAAGAAGAAAAAGAAGCAGGTTTGGGATTACCAGTTGGTGTTACAAATGATGTGGCACAACAACAAATGGTGTCACAAATTGGCCAAGAAGATGCAGAACACCAAAATCAACTAGATATGAGATTAGACCAAAGTAAGGAAAAAAATCCATCTAAGGTTGACGAGAATTACAAGCCAACTTTTGGCGTGATAAAAAAAGTAATAGCACTATAAGGAGACTATAATGAACCCAAGAGATTTAATCGATTATGCAGCACAAGATGATGCCGTAAATTTTAGAGCAGCATTGTATTCTGCAATTCATGACCGTGTTACCGCACACATTGAAGCCAAGAAGCAAGAGATTGCTCAAGGTTTGGTAACACAAGAAGAAGAAACAAAACATAAAGCCATGAAAAAAGAAGAAGAAAAATGGCATATGAAAAAAGAAGAAGTTGAAGAATTGGATGAAGAACAATTGGATGAATTGTCTAAAGATTCTTTGAATTCTTACTTACACAAAGGTGTATCTAAATTCAAACAAAATGCACCTTTTATGAGTTCAGCAGAAAAACAAAAAAAAGTAGCTCACTTACAAAAAGCTCATAGCAAATTAAAAGCAAAAGGTGGAAAATTTGAAGAATTTGAATATGGTATGCATGAAGAATTGGATGAAGAACAATTGGATGAATTGTCTAAAGATTCTTTGAATTCTTACTTACACAAAGGTGTATCTAAATTCAAACAAAATGCAGCTACAATGAGTCCAGCGGAAAAACAAAAGAAAGTATCCCACTTACAAAAAGCTCATAGCAAATTAAAAGCAAAAGGTGGAAAATTTGAAGAATTTGAGTATGGTATGAATGAAGAAGAGGAAGAAGATGTTGCTCCGTGGTATAAAGATAAAGCTGAACAAGATGCCGACAAGAACAAATCTCCTTTTAAGAAAAAACACAATCCTAACCGTACACCTCATGATACTGTAAAGGCTTTGGCCCAAAAAGGTATGCCTAAAAAAGAAGCTTATTAATTAATTATAAATACTTAATGGCATTGACAAAAGGCAATCATGGCAAATAAATTTACATACCAAGTATTGAGAGACACACAAACAGATTCTGTGATTAAGATTACAGGTGCGTTTGATGGCTCTGGCCAAGAAGCCAATGGGTCTCGTATTCAGGCTAATACTTTGACTTTTGCCTTGGATGCAAATGGTGCTCAATTGCGTTCTTCACAAAGTCTAAGCAACACCGCTCTTTCATATTATGACCTACAGTTAACAGGATTAAAATACTATGTTAACTTTCCAACAACAAACGTTGGTGGTGTAGAGATTTATTGGAATGGTGGTGGTGCCACTAATGCAGCTCAATACGCCAATTCTGCAACAATCTTCCATTTGAATCTACAAGGTGAGTTTGGATTAGGCGAACAATTGCCTTCTATTACAAATAATTCAGTTAATGGCAATGGTGATATTGGTATACAAACAACGGGTGCAACATCAAATTCTGCATACACATTGATTGTCACTTTGCGTAAAAACAATTCAATGTATGCTCGTGGCCAGTTCCAAGATCCAGCTGCATTCAACTACGGTGCATACAAACTTACACCGTAAAATTAGGAACAAACATGGCAAACATTTATACTTATCAAGTCCTAAGAGACACAACAGAAAAAGCAGTCATCAAGTTGACTGCCAATTTTGATGGAACAGGACAAGAAACAAACAACTACAGGATTCAAGCCAATACATTGTATGGTGCATTGACAAGTAACAATAACGTTTTGCCAAATGGAACACCATTGTCTTATTATGGTTTAACTGTTACAAGAATTGGTTATAACATTGCATCGCAACAAAAAGGCTATGTTGAGTTATCATGGACTGCTGCAAATACAGCGCAAAGTGTTCCAATCATGAATATGGATCTTTGCGGTGAATACTCTGAAGACCAAGGCATGGTATCAATTAAAAACAATGCACCAAATGCAACAGGTGATATTGGTGTTACGACTGTTGGTCTTACCGCTAACTGTGCATATACTTTAATTATTGAATTGCGTAAAGAAAATCAATACTATCAACGTGGCCAGTTCAATGATCCTGCCGCATTCAACTATCCTCCCTATGGAGTAACACCATGAAATTAATTAAAGAAATATAAGAAACAGTAAACTACCTTACTGAAGATAAAG